GTTGTTAATGTATTAGAAATTGATGTTTCTAATGTGCTTGCAGTTTGGGTTGTCTTACTTGAATCAAATTTAAAGACTATTTGCAAAATAAGTTTTGTAGTTTGTACATCAACAATAACTGGAGTTATTGATGCTACTGTAAATGGTGCAAGGTCAACAACTAATTGTGATTTTTCAGTGGCAGTTAAAGCATTACCTGTCGTAGATTTTATTGATATAAAGACTTTTCCATATTCTGGAGTATCTACAACACCAAGACTTGTATCAAAAGAACCAGCTTCTCCGCCAAATACTTGAACAGATTGTGTATTGGGAAAATACTTCTTTGCAAAAACTTTATAGTCCTCTGAAGTAACACAACGACCTTGAGAAGCAAAATCTAAAGGTGCATTGTATTTAATAGATGAAATACTTTCTGGTTCTGAACCAGCAGTTGAGGTTGCTGATGTTGCAACTGCTATATCCGTAACACTTGCAATTGCAGCAGAATTTGTAAAAATTGCAGCTCCGTTAGCTGCTGTTTTGTTTGATACAACATATGTAAGTATAACAATGTTGTCATCAGAAAGAGCAGTACCAATAATACCATCACCAAAGTAAACTTCAAATAATCCAGCTTCAACTTCCTGTAAAAAATAAACATTACTTCCAGTTGTTACTTGTGTTATGTCTGTTGCTTCTGTAAATGTATTAGAAGATGAATCTGTAGATGATGTTTGCACTTTGACAGTTAAAGTAGTTGTGTCAGCTCTATTGTCTGTGATGATAAATCTTTGATCTACATCAGAAGAATCTACTGTATATCTTGTTGTGATAAAAGAACCTTCGTAGATATCAACACCAACAAAAGGAATAGTATTACCAGTGTTAGATTTTGTTACATCACTAATAGTTGAAAATTGATAAGATACATCATCCACAGTTGTATTGAAAACAGTTCCAGCTGGCATAGTTGCAGAAGTGTCATTCGTATTAAGAGTAACATCTACTGTTGCTTTTGAAGCACGAGCGGAAGTTGGTACATAACCTAATGTCTTTGCGTGAGAAACAACGCTTGATCTTAATGATGAACTATCCAGAAACATTTCGTTTGCTAACATATTTGCATTGAAACCAAGATAGTGAGTGTTGTATGCTAGAACATCTAACAATGCACTCATACCAGAACCCTCAAAATCATAATCAGTAAATTCTGTTTGAGCACCTAGAAATGTTTTAAGATTATCTTTTACATCATCAAAATCAAATTCTGTTACTTCTAATCTTTTATTGTTAATTGCCATTATCGTAATACCTCTAGAAATACTGTTAAGTCAACAAGCTCTGTAGGTGCATTAACAACAAAGAACTCAATTGTCACTTCATATTCATTACGATCTAAATTTGGGTCAGCCCTAACACTAATAAGTCTAACTCTTGGTTCAAAATTTTCAATAACATCTTCTATCTTTTTTGCAAGAATAAAAGCTGTCATGTTACTCATATTTTCAAATAACATATCCCTAATACCAGAACCAATTTCTGGATGAAAGGGTTTCTCATAATGGTTCAACAAAACAAGATTACGAACAGACCTTTTAACTGCCGCAATATCTGTAACCTTTCTTACATCCTTAGATGCTTGAGTCTTTGCAAAGAACAAATCCAAATCTTTATATTGTCGCACATTACGATCAATGTTATTTTGACCCTGTGCATCTGGAAATGCGGTTGGTGATGCCATTAAGTTGGACTCCTGTTACATTTATTTATAAAGAAAACTCATTTTTTATTTATAGTTAATACTATTATATCTGTATTTATACAGTTTAGTCAACTCCATAATTTGGATCATATGTAGAGTTGATATAATATAATATTTTAAAAAAAGTTCCTTTGTTTCGGGTTCGGCCTCTAGTAGTTGGTGCTTCAGCATAGTTTCTTAAAATGGATTGTACTGTTATTTCGTTTTCTACTATAGTAAATGAATCATAACGTGCTTTTCGTTTTTCTGATAGTGGAGCTTCATATATCCTCCACCTTCTCCCTTCTTCATCATAACCATAAAGACGAGATACTCTTGTTGGAATATCTGATAATGTAAAATTTAGATCGACAACGCCAGAAACATTATCATCTAAAATCCTTTCTTTTATAAGCACCGGCCTAGAAGAAAATCCAGCAGCACTAACATTCTTTCTTTTAAGTTCTGCACCCACACCTTCAATAGCATCTTCAGAAGTTGTTACTGCTTTAGTTATTGTTCCTTGAGTAATATTTGTAGATTTTTCTGTAACTGTAAGTTGAGCGGTATCTACTGTAGGTAAAGTAGTTGAGGTAGTTATAACTGAACTAGCTGCGGTAGTCTTCAAAGAAGTGAAGGTATCATTTTCTGTAAATGTTGCAACAGCTTCTACAATAGGATCAGTAGATGGTATTTTAACCGCAACCGCTTTTTGAATTGCAGCAGATACACCGTCAGCTGGTTTTTCAAAATTTGGAATATCAAAAGATAAACTCTTACCACCAGTAACAGCTGCAGCTGCATCAGAAACAAGAGTGTCTAAATTAAATCCAGATGCGGAAAGTTCTGTACCAAAACTTGTTGTAATACTTGCAAGTAAATTTGCTGCTTGAGTTGGATCAACAAGTCCAGACAAACTTTCTAATTGTGACTGTAAATTGATATTCGGTAAAGCAGCACCTTGAGGAACTAAACTTCTCAGTTCTCCACTAAGAGCTGATAATTCAGAACCAATTGCTGCGGCCGCAGATGATGCATCAGATTGTATCTGTGCTTTCATAGTTTCTGCTGTAGAGTCAATCTTTTTTAATATATTATTAAATTTATCATTTGTCCCTGCTAAACCTGATGTCGTTAAATCCATATTCTACCCCCCTGCAAACACATTTTCACTACCAGCCGCAACTGATGTACACGCACTAATACCATCACCAATTCTTCCACACCCCACACTATTAATCTTTACCGTAAGTGAACCTATAGCTATAGGTGCAACATGAGGTGGGCAAGGTGCGCCTGGAAGAAGATGTACTGTATTAATATCTCCTTGCCTACTTACCGCAATACCATTAACAAATACATTTGGAGAACCTACAGCTCTAGTCATACCAGAACAATGTGGTATATCTGCATCACCTATTCTAGTTACTGCTGGCATTTGTATTCTCCTGTGTTATTAATGTTTGTAATTTAAAATTCCACAAAGCAATCTCTCTATGTTCTTCTTCTGTATGGCCATCACCATCAACATGAAAGTCTCCTACTGGCGGATGATAATGGTCTACACCTACCGCATCTCCTACTATATTATCAAAAGGTATCTTTCCACCATCTTCATCTAATAACACATCCGTTGTTCCAGTTTCTAATCTTACAAAAGGCCCAATGTGATTATCTCCTTCTACTAGTTCTAACACCAAATGGTTTTCTAATCCATCTGCAAAATTCTCTGGAACTAATCTATCTACACCATCTGCAATTTCCATTATAAGATTATCACCAGCATCCGTTATAATAACTGTTTTTAATCCTACCTCATCTTCAGCACTAACATTATCTGTCACTGTAGATTCTGGTTCTAGTAATATTTCGTTTGCCTGTTCTTCTGTTCCTAAATCTGGTATAAAACTAATAACGTGTTTCAATGTTGCTAATGGTATGTCATCATAATCAGTATAAGTTGTTATTACGTTTGTACTGTCCATTATTCTAAATGCGTGAGCCATAACTATTCCTATGGATTCAAGTTGATATTTGGGCCACCAACAATTGTAATATCATCACCAGCAGTAACTCCCCATGTTGTTCCTATCGTAGCTGTCCACGATGTTCCAGATGTAGTTGCAAATGTTGTACCTGATATATGAGACATAGTAGTTTCCGTTTTAATTACCATAGCTGTCTGTGATCTCATATCTAAATCTGAACCAGACTTAAATGACATTATACCAGAAGTTGTTGTTATGGTCATATTATCTGATGCACTAACAAACAAATCATTGTTAGTTATCAATTTCATATCATCCTCAGAAAAAATAGTAGCTTTCTTTCCAATCACAGTTGTCATTGATCCAACTATGTTTATATCAACATCACCTTCACCTGATGCA